ATCATCTCGTCCTCTGGCTGGCGCGGGTCGATGCTGACCACCCCCGTGTTGATGTCCAACTCCCCAAAGTTGGTCGAATTGCGGGTCGTAGGGGGGTTATCCCCTAGTTCCTCAAACACTACCTTGATGCGGCGGCTCTTTGTCATCGGGGATGAGGTCTGGGCAGGCCGTGGAGGGCTTTGCGGACTTAAAGGCATACCAGATACCCCCCACGATGCAAACACCGCCTAGGGAGGCAAGGGAGGGTAGGAACCACGGGGTTTCGACTAGGGAGGGGAAGGCCAGCAGGCTGGCGGACCCGGCGGCACAGGCGGCGGCACCGAGGAACTGTCGGAGCCAAGCGAGGGCTACGGCGGCTAGGGCTAGGCAAGCCCCGATGCCCGCACAGGTCCAAGTGACCACATCCTTCTTGGCTTGGGCAACCTCGGCCTTCAGCGCGGTGATCTGCTTGTTGGCGTTGTCGAGAGCCTGCTTGTTCTTGAGGGCTTCGGCTTCGGCCTTGGCGAAGTTGCTGTCGATGACCGCCAGCAGTTTGCGACCCGCATCCTCGGCGCGCTTGTACTCCTCGGGGTTATTACGGGACACCCGGTTCCGCACATAGTCGATGTGGGTCTGGTCGGGCTTGGGGAGGTAGGCGGCGGCTACCCCGAGTTCGGCTTTGACGATGGTGGGCTTGTCCGAGTTCTCGGAGGCCACGGCGATGCTGGCGGCAACCCGCTGGTCAGACTTGTCGATTTGCGTCCCGATGGTGCCGAGGTCGGCGGTCGGAGTACCCGTCCCCTGCGTGTCGGCGGTCGGGGTGCAGGCCGTGAAGCCGAATAGGGCGATGACCAAAATACGATACATCGTAAATTGGTTATTTACCCTTGAGCGCGTCGAGGAGAGCCTTGCCCTTATCTTCCGTAGACTTGATCTTGGCGGCGTTGTTGCGGAAGAACAAGACACCGCAGGCGAACCCAGCGAGAAGGGACAGGACGATGGAGATGAGGTAGAGCATGAGATTAAACGACAACCCAAGAGTCATTGGCGACCTTAACCAGATTGGCGACAAACGCCCCGTTGCTGGTTAGATAGGTCACGCTGTTAGTCGTGGCATTATTGATGTAAGGGCCAGACATTCCGTAGTCAGCAGGTGAAACGGTGATGTAGGAACAATTATTGAGAGCCAAGCGAACCGTAGTGCCAATCGGGAAGTTGGTCGTCATGTCGATTGGGATGTAGACCGTCACATAATTTTGCCCCGTGATGTAGACGATGTTGTTGGCATCACCGATGACCAGCGTGTAAGGGAAAGAAGTGACTGGGTTGACGGTCGGCGCGGGGACGCTGGTGAGGAAGCCAGAGGGGTTGCCAGTCAGCGGGTAGTAGTTCGCCGGGAGGTAAATCATCAGCGAAGTCGAGTCGGTCACATTCCCCATGATCCCACTCCAGTCCACCGTACCAACGGGAGCCGTGTTGGCATCCCAAGCACCGTTCTTGCGGACATAGGGAGTTCCATCAATCGGGGCTTCACCGATGTAGCCAAGGCCAGAGATATAACTAACGAGGTCGGTCTGGTCGGTCACCGTCCCGGTGATCGCGCCCCAAACAGCCGAACCGCCAGCGGCGACCCACTCCGTGTTGTAGTCGGTGCCGTCAATCTTCGCCAAGACCTGTCCCGTAGTTCCGCCGATAGGAACACCAACGCCAGCCGTACCCTGCGGGCCAGTCTCGCCTTGGATGCCCTGTTCGCCCTGGATGCCTTGCGGACCTTGGATGCCTTGGTCACCCTGCGGGCCTTGGATGCCCTGCGGACCTTGCGGACCCGTGGCACCAGTCAAACCAATCGGACCCTGCGCGCCCGTGGCACCCGTAGCCCCCGTGGGGCCAGCAGGCCCGGTCGCACCCGTGGCTCCAGTACCACCCGTGGCTCCAGTCGGGCCTTGAATACCTTGGATACCCTGCGGGCCAGCGGGGCCGATGGCACCCGTGGCTCCAGTAGCACCCGTAGCCCCGGTAGCCCCCGTAGGACCAGCCGGACCTTGAGGGCCAGTCGCCCCCGCAGGACCAGTCGCCCCCGTGAGTCCAATCGGACCCTGCGGACCTTCGATGCCAGCCGCGCCTTCAAGGTTCACCGTCCACGAAGCGTAGGTGCCAGACCCGGAGTGGTGATTGATGTCGGCAACCATCGCACCCGTGACGGCGTTGTAGGATACGACATCACCATGCATATGGTGGTCGTTGTCGTAGGCGATGATGATGCTCTGCTGGGTCGTGTAGGCCAGCGCGGTGGCTACCGTTAGGTTCTTCGTGCCGTTGCCGATCAGAAGGCTGGTGGTCGAGGTCGTGGCGTACTTGTCGCCCGTGATGCCCTGGATGCCCTGCGGTCCAGTCGGTCCAGTCGGGCCGATTGGGCCTTCAATACCTTGAGGGCCGATGGGTCCAGTCGGACCAGTAGCACCAATCGGACCTTGGGGGCCGACCGCGCCAGTATTGCCCGTGTCACCTTGGATGCCTTGCGGACCCTGCGGCCCGGTGGCACCCGTAGCACCAGTCAATCCCGTGTCACCTTGGATGCCTTGAATACCTTGCGTCCCTTGGGGGCCAGTCGGTCCGGCGGGACCAGTATTGCCCACGGGACCAGCGGGACCAACGACACCTTGCGGCCCTTGCTCACCCTGCTCACCTTGGATACCTTGGATACCCTGCACCCCTTGGCTACCCTGCGGACCAGTCGGCCCAGCGATGCCCTGCGGACCAGTATCACCGACCGGGCCTTGCTCGCCCTCGGGGATGGTGAAATCGAGGACGGCGTTGACGGGGGTGCCAGCGTTAACGACCAAGGCGGGGGTGCCAGGCGCGCCCGTGGTGGTCGTCCCGACAGTCACCGTAGCGGCGACCACCGGGAGTTGCGGGTCGATGGTGATACTAGCCGACTCGTTGATGGTGAGGGTGATTGCCATTAGGTAAATGAGTTCTTCGTCACATTGTTGAGGATGATGACATTGATCGTCTCGGAGTAGATGGCTACGCCGTTGCTGACGAACAGGATGTCCATGAAGCCGACCCCCCAATGCCAATCCTGCGTGTTGGCGTAGAACAGGGTGAAGTCGGTCGAACTGGTGACGGTGACGGTGAGGGGATGCTCGTAGCCCCGGGCATCTCGGAGGGTGCAGTACAGGTCAACGCCGTCCAGGTTGGCGGGCGCGCTGGGGTTGGACTGGGTATAGACCCCCCCAATCGAAAGGGTAGACCCCTTGGTGAAACTAAAGGTCGGAGTTGCCATAGGGCTTTGGAATTAGCCCTGTGTCAACCCGCCCAGAAACCCGGGTTTATGCAGTATTCCATCACGAAAGGCTTATAAACATCGATATAATTAATACCGTAAATGACCAAATCGGAATAAATGTCAGTCTCTACATACGCACCCGTGTATGGGTCGTCATAAACGATGGTGTAAGTTTTCTCGTAGTACTTAAACTCACCGCTAACGAGGTCTGGGTTAACCAAGTCCCATGTGTTTGTGGTGGTGTTGTAACTAGCCGATCCAGACTTTTCGTAAGTCTGGGAAGGGAACAAGGGATCATAAACCCAGTCTCCTGCAACGAACGATCTGGCAAACTGAACATCACTAGGAATTGATACGACTGTTTCTACGACAACAGGTTCTTCTCCCGGCACAAAGGTGGTCACCTTAGTTGTAGTGACCCAGTTGGCCTTGCAAATCATTCCCACCGTGATGCCATCCCAAGGCTTGTGGTACTCATCGCTCTCGGTGATTTGATAACGAAAAGCCACCCTTGCGAAGTACTCATTATGGTATCCATTCGGGATTGACTCACTAACATAACGACTAGGAGGTGAGGGCCAAGGCCAGTAGGTTAGGATAGAGTCTAGACTAAGAGACGATGGCGAACCAGTAGAGTCCCGCAAATTGGTCAAAGCAGCCATCTCTGGCGGGTTCACTTGAACATTATAAGGAGCCAATTCTTCTGACGATGAATTGTAAGCAGGAAAAACATCCTTCTTTGTCCAAAAAGCCTGGGCCTCAAAAGCCCTACGCCGACGAAGCAGGTTACCTACCCCACTAGGGCCGATCACATCGACAGGAACAATCTCGTTCATACCCTGTAGAAGTAGTACCAAGCCGTGTCTGGCTGGGTATACTTGTGACGCTCCGCCCACAGGCTACCGCTGACAAGTTGGTTAACCGTAATCGTCTTGTTGCCGCTTACAGTCTCAATGCGGATGTTAGCCAGCGCGATGTATCCTTCAGAGTCCGTGTCCGTGGTAGGATATGTCTCGACCTTGATCTCCGAGTCCAACTTAGGGAACGAAGCAGGAGGCGGGTCGGCCTTGCACTTTATGACAATCTGGTAATCGCCATCAGAGGTCGGCAACAGGATGGGCGTGTATGCCGGGTTGGTCATAATCGTCCCGTTGATAAGCGGGATGACATTGTTGACTGTTCCAGTAACAACACGGACTGCATCCGCACCCTCCTCCTTGACCAGGTAGACGAAGAAAGGACTTCGTGTAATGCTTGGTACGAAATCTTGGGTGGTGTTGTAGGCCACACCTCCGTTGCTGATTTGAAAAGCAATTCCTTGCGAAAACATCGTCTGGGCCTTGTCGATGCCAACAGCCATGCGGTTCAAACCGCGCGCCGAAATGGGTTGTCCCTCGCCAAAGGAACCGTACCCAGACGAATTAAATCCAGAGATAGACTTCATGGTTTAGCCGTATTGAGATACGGGATAAAGGTCTTTATCCCAGCCGCTGATGCCGGAGAGCATGAGGTCGGCAGTCACCTTGTAGATGGTGCCGAACAACTCAACAGAGCAATTAGTGATCAAGAAAGACTTATGGATTTGTCCATTCCACTCGTCCGTGAACAAGAACTCACCAGCGTATCCACCCGTGGCTAGTTGCTTGTACGCTTCGGGCAGATAGAAGGAAGAACCATCGGTGACCCAACCAACCAACGATGCGCGATCTAGGGCCGTCTCTTGATTGTTGAAATAAAGAAGTACGCGCAGGGTATTCTGCGGCTTGTAGTACGACTTTATGCCAGCCTTGATGTTGGTTGTCTCATCCGACTCTGTTTGATTGGGGAGGAAACCAACGAACTGATAATTGTTAATCAGACCACCAGCGTTCTGACCGATGCCCCATGCAGGACGATTGGGGTTATCCTCGTTGATGCCACCTCCGGGGGGAGGGAAGCCAGCCAAAGGGGTGATGGTTCCTGGCTCACCAAGGCTGGTGCAGTTGATGCGGACGAAGTTAGGGTGGGCTTGGATTGACTCCGAGGCGGCGGCACCAGTCATCTGGACCTGCGGCTCGGTGTAGCCGCGCTCGCTGACGCTGGGATCGAGGCCGCAGTATTCGGCGCGGATGGTTACGACTTCTCCTTCGTTCTGGGTTAGGCTAACTCGCCACAACTTGAGTTGAGAAAATCCGGGGATAGGGTGGCTAGCACCACGGCAAAAAGGTGTAGTGAAAGTGTCCGCAAGAACACGGGCCATCTTAAAGGTAACCGTTGACTGAAGAAGGCCAAAGCCGTCCGAGTCCACAGTCCAACCTGGCTGTACCTTGGCGATCAGTAGGTCGTCGCCGTATTTGATGATTTCTTCGGCAGGCATTAGAGTGTCATGTATGCCGTGTTTTCGGGTATGTCATTCTTGTTGTCCTTCATGAACATCAGCATATTCCAAGTGTTCTCCTCGGTGTCCTCGGTAGCCGTGGCGATGCGCTCCATCGGAGTGAAGGCGATGGCTGACACGATGTCACCGCCGCCCATCTGCTGAATTGTTGAAGCACCTTGTGCCTCTGTCATGCCAAGGGGAGACAACTTATTTCCTTTCTCACCAATGATACGCTTAACCTCGGCGTAGAACTTCTCACGATCCTCTGGAGTCATGCCTCCAGCGATGTCGCGCGCCTGCTTGAGAACCTCCTTGTCGGACCTAAAGTCACCACCACCTGCGAAAGCGCGAGCCGCCGCCTCCGGGCCGCTGGTGAAGTTAATGAAACGAGTGATGATTTTACTGGCAGACTCAACAAGCCACATGAAACCCCAGGCGATTTGACCAACGGCTTCAAGAGCGATGTTTTTGATGCTTTCCCAAAGTACTGAAAGTGCATCAGACATCTGCGAAATGGCGTTTACCGCCTCCTTGCTGGTCGTGTAAGTGAAGGTCTTGGTAGCCATGATCTGCGCGTTGCCTCGCTTAATGATTGGCATGATTTGTTCCGCCGAAGAACCAAAAAGTTTTGTGGCGTAGTACATCATCGTGGCATTGTCAGTACCGGCCTTGTGTGCGGCGTTCAATGCCCTAATGGACTCCTCGTAGGTGAAGGTTCCATCTTGCAAAGATTTCAAACCATATCCCAATTTTGTGACGACAGCATTGAACTCGCTACCACGGATTTTGGCGGCACCAAGGTTCTTGTTGAACTCCGCCATCGAGTGCGCTAGAGTCTCAAGACTCAAGCCGGAGGTTTCGGCCAGGGATTTCAACTCCTGCAACTTGCCAGTCGAAATGTTGGTGGCGTTTGAAATGTTCTGGAGGTTCTTGGCTTCCGCCGCCAGTTTGATGATACCAGAGATGACTGCGGCGATGGCTTCGGCTACGATGCCGGGAAGCCCCAACGCCGTAGCCATCATTCCAGATGCACCACTCATGGCGAAACCAGCGGCGCGCTGGCCCATGCTGGCGGTAGATGTAGAATGAACCCTGCTGTTGTATCCAACCTTCTGGGCATCCCTAAACTGCTTCATCAACTTTTGTACGCTACGACCAGCCTTCTCCAAGCCCTGCTCCATAGGCTTGCTGTCGATGCCGAGCGTAGTTTTGATTTCTTCGCTAGCCATTAGTTCTTTGTGTTGCTCCCTTTGAAGCGGTTGATGATTTTGTCGAAGTTATCAATCATTTTGTCGTCATCACTAGACACGACATCAATCTTTGCGCCGTTGTAGATCGCATGAGAGATGCTCATCCAGACGGCTTCACCTTCCGGCATAGTCCAGGCTTCTTCAAGACTGCAACCGTTGCGGACATTGTTGGCTACGCAAGTTAGGGTCCAAGGAATGTTGGATTGTTTACCTACATTCCCCCTAAACTTATCGTGTTTGCTCCATAGTTTTGGATAGGAGAGACACTCAACCATAATGCCAAAGATTTTCCCAGCGTTAAGGGCGAGCCTTTTTTTGCTCATACTCATCCGATGAAGTTCGTAGTTTTCCCAAAAGGTAAATGGGCCAACCATCTCCGACTTGTCGTAGGTGGATAGGATACGAACTGCAATGATTACATCGTAAGGGGTAATTTCAACGCCCTTCTTGATGTCAATAAAAGGAGACTCGATGGCCTCAAGGATGACCCGGTGACGAAGGCAAAAAGCCTTTAGCGTCCTGCCGCAGACCTTATCTTGGTCTGGGAGGACGCTGATAGCCTTGAGGTAACGAGCATCCATTCGGGATGCGCGCCTTTTAAGCGATTTCCTGGTACTTAATACCTTTGACGGAAACCTTGCGGTAATCCTTATTCACACCCTTGTCGTCAATCGACTTGAGGATGTACTGGACACTAGCGTAAGTGAATTGAGTACCGTTGATGGGAAGTGAGTCACTATCCTTGAGAACGCCCTCAAGATTAATTTCTTTCCGGCGGTCATTGAGGTGGTTCGTGATCACAACGCCATCCTCATTGGCGACCTCGACATCTAGGGCAAGGGTTTCGGAGATGTCATCAGACTGCACGACCATGTAGGTAATCGAGGTCTTGTCACGAAGTCCGAAGAAAAGTGCCACGCCGTATTCGATAGGGTCTGCCATAGGAGGTCTTTGGAACTAGCCGATTGTCAAGGAGACGGGGGGAGCATCACGAACACCGTGTATTCCAGCAGGTTGCCGTACTTGCGCTGGTGCATACCCTCCTCATCTTGGGTCACCCAAAGATCGTAGAGCAGGCCGTCCGTACCGAGCGTCCATAGGGCTTTAAGGGAAGATGTG